GAAAATTCTAAAGCAGTAAGAAATAAAATAAGATGTTCAAGTATATGTCCATACAAAAACTTTAATTGTAAAGAAGGATTTGATTTTTCTTTCTTTACTGGTTTATGTTTGTCATACCATAATTGTCTTAATGGTCTTCCCAGTATAGACATCCTTAATGTACTCTTGTCTTGTTTAACTGGATTACTCCAGTCAATAAGAGCATCTTTAATGTTCTTTAAAAATTTATTTAATTGTTCATCTGAAACATTTAACTTTTTTCCATCACCCAAATTTGTTAGTAACTTATTTATATCGGGTACTAAAGTATCTAATGTTTTAGTGTGTTTCTTTCCAGTTGTTTCCACTTTTATACTCCCCTGTTAATGGACATCTAAGTCCTAGTTTAATCCCTGCTTGTTGTATTGATTGAACTGCTAGTTGTCCTAGTTGTTCTGCTTGATTTTCTTTTACTTGATATTGAAACTCATCATGTACATTTGCTACTGGTACTGCATCAAGATTATGTTTTTTAATTTCATCTTCTAACAATACCAAAGCTTTCTTCATAGCTATTGCCCCTGCTCCTTGGATGAGGGTGTTGACTGCTGAATGCTTTTGTCTGATGATGAGGTTTCTTTGGTCGATTGCTTTGAGGTATCCTTTTCTACAAGCGAGGTCCACTCTATCTCGCAACCTTTTAAGACTTGGAAGAGACTTAAGAAATCTTTCTTTAATCTGTTTTCCATAGCTTTCATTCCTTCCACAGATACTTCCGAGTTTTTTGTGACCTGCTCCATAAATGAACGCATAGATAAATGTTTTTGCAGTATCTCTGCTTTCCAACCCTGCAAGAGTTTGATTTGTAGTGTGTATATCTCCATTAATGACTTCATTAATATACTCCTTATCGTTCATGTAGTGAGATAATATTCTTAACTCCAGTCCACTTGCGTCTATTCCCACTAGTTTATATCCACTAGGGACTGTCCATAATTCCCTGCATTCTTTCCCATATGGAGAGTACACAGCAGGGATTTGAGCCATGTTGGGCGACTGATGACTCATTCTTGAAGTGATTGCTCCATTAGTAATCACTCTTCCATGTACTCTCCTATCCTTATCAACTGCTTCAATCCAAGAATTTATCATTGCAATTCTTTTTTGCAGTAGAAGGAATTCGTTTATTAATTCTGCTTCTGGTATGTTTTTAATTTGTGATAAAACTTTTTCATCTACAATTACATGACCTTTATCTGTTTTCTTTTTAGGTTTCCAACCAAGTTTCATTAGTCGTTCACCTATCTGTTGTCTTGAACCAAGATTAAATTCTTGATACTTAACTTTAATAAATGGTACTCCCTTTACATAACCTCTTGATTTATTATTTGATTTAGGTATAAAGGTTTCTTCAATCTTTAATGGAGGAAATGTTTCTCTTACTTTAGTTTGAACATCATCTATTTTCTTTTGTAGTTTAGCTAGAAGTAAATGTGCTTTCTCTAAATCAAAAAGAAATCCTGTCTGTACTTGTTTCTCTATAATCTCTGCAACTCTATGTTCTAAATCTATTGATTGTTGAGAGAAACCTTTACCCTGTCTTTGTAATAAGTCATAAACTTTTCTAGTTAGTTTAACATCACGAATACAATACTCCAACATTTCTAAAGAGAACTCGGAGAAGTCATCAAAGTTTATTTTATTATAACCAAACTTAATTCCATATGCTCTTAATGAATGTCCACCTTCTCGAACTGGTTTGAATAATCTTGATAGTATTAATGTATCAGTAACTTTACCTAGCTTAAATAAATCTACACCAAGAACTTTTTTAATTACTGGAGCATCAAATCCTATGATGTTGTGTCCAATAAACTCTTGATAATTCTTCGCATCATTCTGAAATTTATGTAAATCATTCGGAGCATAACATACAAGATTGCCCTTATCACAAATAGTAACCAAGCAAAAAATCTTGTTAGGTAATCCATAACCATTAACAATTTCGGTTGTCTCGATATCCAAGAATAGTTTTCTATCGCCCACTCTTTTATTCCTTTCATTTAAAATTTATCTTCATCTGTTTCATCACCAGTAGGTCTATCAACTTCATTCAATCTACCAGTATCTTTGTCCCAGTATAACCAACACGCAGGTCCAGTCATACCTACAAATCTATTCTTAAGAACTCTTAATGATGTAGTATTTCTAATTGCAATGTCATCATTCTGACTATCTCTTTCTAATCCAAGAACCATATCAGATAATTGTGCAATAGCACCAGACCCTCTTAATTGTGATAGTGAAGTGACTGCTCCCTCTTCGTGTCCTTTACCATCTGGTCTTCTTAAGTGTGATACTATAATCAAAGCAATGTCTGTTTCTTGAACAAGTGTTCGAAGTTTAGTCATCACTTCATCAATAGCTTTTCTTTCATCCCCAAATTCTTGAGAAGAAACTATCATACTTATATGGTCTAGTACAATGAACTTACAATCCAAAGCTTTCGCCATGTATCTAACTCTTGCAATAATATTATCAACAGAGTTTGAACCAAAGTGATTGTAGAAATAAAATCTACCAGAACCTATTGTCTTATTAAAGTAATTTGTTTTATCTTCTTTAGATAAATTAATGTCTGGTCTTCTTAAAGGTAAGTTAGCTTCAGTCCCCATAATATCTAACGCAGTTATCTTTGGACTTTCTTCTAACATAATCATACCAATATTATTTTCAGTACTTTTAAATATGTGATAGACTAACTCTTTAATGACAGAAGTTTTTCCTAGTCCAGTACCTGCGGTTATCGTAACCAACTCACCGCTACGAATACCATAAGTTAATTCATCTAAACCTTTCCATCCATAATCTATTCTTGATTTAACAACTGGTTCTAATACTTCTGAAAGTAATTGACTACCCTCAATGATACCATCTGGTGCATGTACTGGTGCATTCCACCAAGCTTTAACATACTCCTCATATTTTTTAGAACGCAATAAATCATTTGCGTCTTTATAAATTTCTGGAAGTTTAACTATCTTAACTTTCCCGGGTTGAAATAACTCTGCAACTTTCTTACTTGCTTCTCTTCCAACATCATCATTATCAAAGTTAAGTACAATATTATCAAACTTATCTAACCAAGTATAACTTCTTTTAATATCTTTTAATGCTGAAGCAACTCCATTTTTAATAGAGACACTTGGATATTTTGAACCGAGCATTTGATATACACTCATTGCGTCAACTTCACCCTCGGTTATTGTAACATACTTACCACCATTAAATAATTGCTGACCGAACAATCCAGAATTGGATGTCGAACCTATAATTGAAAAGTCTTTTGTCTTAACATATCTAGTTTTTGTTGCTATCATCTGACCTGTCTCATCATAGTATGGATAGATATGTTTTTGTATTAAGCCCCCACCATTGTAGGTAACTTTAACTCCATACTTCTTACAAGTCTCACTATTAATTCCTCTATCAGTTATAGAACTAATACTACCTGTATGATAATTAAGGTCTGTTAATTTTTGTTCATTATTAAAATCTTCTGCTACTTGCATGTCGCCCCTTTCATAGTTTATATTTGTCCCTGTATCTTCTGGAAAGAATGTTGCACAAGAAAAGCAATAACTACTTCCATCTTCATTAATACTTCTTGCATCACTACTTCCGCAGTTGGTACAGGGGACATGAGTTTTAATAAACTTTGGTTTATCATCATTCATTCTCGCCCCCTGTTCCATTAGTTATTTAAAATTCCTCGTTGTTACCTTCGGCAACATAACCACCATCCGAGACATCAAAGTCTTCACCATAGGGTACGAGGTCGATTACTTGAACTGCTTGTAAGTCCAAGCTTGTACCAGATTTACCTGCAAATTTCCAGTCAAAAGGTTTGTATAAAACTTTAACCTTCGAACCATTACCTACTAGTACATCAATAGGATTTTTTGCAGAGTCCACTAGTCTTGGCATAGGATTTTTAGTCCCATCTGCTCTAGCGACTTTTCTTTTAAACTTAACGATATTCCCTCTATCGTCAGTCTTAACAGCGACACCGCTATCTTTAAAAGACTTCGCAGTTTGTTCATCAACTGCTAAATCAATCTGATATACAGGGTCGAATGTTGTATTAGGTCTAGTAACACTAGCCCAATATGCTTTTCCTTCAACTGTTGGCATATATAACCTCCTATTTTTATTGAAGTTTGTATTATATCACACTTCCAAACAAAATGCAAGTGTTATTTATAATTTTTTTTTAATTAAACACAATGTCTTAACTCTATTAGATATTAATATATTATTATTAATATTATAATAATAATAATTAATAATCTTTAACATAGTTATTTAAAATATTTAATTTAGATAGTATTATACCATATAAATGTGGCAACATCAAGGCAAATATAAAATTATTTTTATACCTGCGACATCTTGTCACTTAAATATTTAGCACGATTAGGTGTCTGCTTTGCCCACCTGCTATCCAACATTTCCAAACTCGCTTCTTTAAAATTTAGTTTGGCAATATTTTCAAACATCTTTTTGAACTTACCTACACCTGCCTTGCCTAATTGAAAACACATATTACATAATATAGATATAACTTTCATCTTTCTATCTATATCTAGTAGTTGAAAGTCTGTGTTGGTCAATCGTTCTTTGACTAGACTATTTGCATTGTCCCACGCAAGTTGAAAGTCTTCATCAAAAACTTCTTGTAACTCCTCTCTACTATATGCTTTTCCTTTTTCAAAATTGTCGGTGTCTTTTATTAAATGACCCCAACCTATTGTGTCAAACCCGAGAGAGTCACTATATATAGTATCTCTAAACCCTTCGTGTTCTTGTATCTCCTTTTTTATTTCTTCTATATCATCAAACATTTCCATAAAACTCCTTGTTAAATATGTCTTTGATTGGAATAAGTACACACTTACTCGCTTTGTTATCCCCAACATTTTTTGTCAACTTATCTTTATACTTATCTACAATTCCCTTTAGTATAGATGTTTTAAAAACAAGTGTACAAAACTCATCCCTGTCGCCCTCTAATCTATGAAACCAATAATCAGATGTTGTTGCGTAGATACCACTTGGCTTACCTCTATACTCATACTCTATAGCTATGTTGCCTGTCTTCTTCCACCAACTTCTCTCTGACTTGACTTCAATCTGACATTTAGAAAACATTTCTCTAACTTTATTCTCTCTAATTTGCCCATACTTTAAATCAATGTCAAACTTTTTATTCCCTGCCATTTAAATAACCCCTTTCAGTTATAAATAAAATTGTTCGTCTTAATTTCTTTGAATAATTTTCATCTGCTGAATAGTTATATAACATTTCAGTTAATAAAAATATATCGTACTCATCAACAACCCACATTTCATACATCTTTTCTCTAAACTCTGAATAACTTCTATGATTTAACAAAGTTTCTATGTAGTGAACAACTGATAAACATTTAGTAGGATAAACTTTTAATCCAAAGTTTGCTTCTAAATTTTCTAATGGTTTGATATGCGGTTCAGTTAAATCATACTCACGCATACCATATAAATTGTTTCCTTCTAGTGCAAACCTTGACCTACCCCAGTCACTCTCTAATGAAGCTTGACCTACAATTATTTCAATAGGTATTCTATCTTTAGAAGGTAAGTCTGCATTATAAAACAACGCACAATTTTTTACACCTCTAATAAACTCTTCATTATTATTATAAGTAAAGTCTTCTTGAAAATTAAATGTTGATTGACATAAAATTAAAAGACCTGCACAAATATTTTTAATCATTATTCCTTACTTGGTTTCATATTTATAATCAATTCAATTTCAGTATTGTAAGTTTCAAGTGTGTCTTCAAACTCTTCAATCAAAGGTAATAATTTTTTTATCATCATACCTCTATCTATTTTTAAAGTATTCTCTAACACTAATGTCTTACCTTGCTTACCCTTACTCCAAGGGTAGTCATACGAATTGACAACTGCTTTATTAATATACATACTTCCTCCTTTATTATTTTAAATAAATGTTGCTGTTAATATAAAACTCCATACTAACAAAACAAATATTATACCTATTATTTTAAACATAAAAAACACCTACTATTATACCACACTTTTTAGTAAATTGCAAGTAAATAATTATTCTTTTTTATCCTCGTAAGTCTTTGATTTTGTTGACTTTATTACCTCTTTGATTATAGTAATTGATGGGTCAAAATCTCCCTTACTACAATTAACCAAACCTATACAAAATAAAATTATAATTATTAATCTCATTTATGTTTTGGATTATTTGTTTGTTCATATGAAAGTGTTTCGTGTCCTAAAGGTAAGTCATCATACTCCAACCAACCAACAGCTTCATCTACACCCTTCATAAAGAATGCTTTTTGTGTTTCATTTTCAAACACATATGTCTTTGCCTTCTCTCTTTCTGTACCCCAAACAATACTTATCTTTGGTCTCTTATCTTCACTCATCTATACTCCTTTCTATATTTTTTCTACTTCCATATCTACATTGCCCCAGTCCCATAAACCAAGTGCTTGACTTTCTGCGTCACCCTCATCTTCAGCTTCAACAATTAGTTCTTGTTCTGGTATTGTAACTCTATACTTTTCCATCTATCTTCCTTTCTATTTATAATCAAATGGAAGTTTAGTTCCATTCACATACACTCTTGCTTTTCTTAAGATGTCAAACTCTTCTGGTTTAACTTCTTCCATACCATCAAACCTAACCAAAGCAGTACCATTCATCCAATAACTTCCGCCTTCTCTATCACTAGGTTTAAATTTATTTAAAAAGAATTGTGATAAAATTAAATGGTCATCACCTTCCCCTTTATATTTCATATCTCTTATATTCTTATCAGAAAAAATATAATGATATGTATTCTCATCTTCACCATACCTCTTAAAGAATTCACACAACCAATACTTCATTGGTCGTGGCTTTCTTGGTTTAGGTTTTAACTTTATTACTTTTCCCATATTCTTTTCCTCTCTTCATACAAAACCTTTAACTTACTACCATCAAAATA